CATGGGATCAAATGATGGTAGTGGTGCAGTAATTCCTCCAACATTCCGTGGTTGGTGGTTAACAGAGATCTAATACATGGCTTCTAATTACGAAACACAAAGAAAAATGCGTGCTGCTCAAGTCGGCACGATTATGCCTTGGGTAGGAGATAATTCTTCTAAACCTGATGGGTGGTTAGAGTGTAACGGACAAACAATAGAAGCTGTTGATTATCCTATTCTTGCTTCAGTTATTGGTAATACATATGGTCCTGTTAATGGACTTAATAATAGAACATATGGCAATTATTTACTCGGTGATCAGTTTAAATTACCATCATTAAATGGTAGAGTTTTAACTGATTATGAACCAAGTTTAGTTAACGTAGCTAACTTGCAGATGGGACAAACATATGCCAGTGGTGCAGTTGGTGGTTTAATTACTCTTGAAGGTGAAACTGATATCACCCGTACACAACAGACTGTTAATATAACCAGTAATACTTCTCAACTTGTTCTTGGATCTGGTGTAACGGGTGTAGGATTACAACTAACTGTTGATTGTGATGTTAATGGGCGTGTTGGCGTATCTAATGTTGTTGATAAGGGCAGTGGATTTTCTACAGGAGATAAATTAACAATCCCAGCATCTGTATTCTCTGGAAATGATGATATAGTTCTTCAAGTTGCATGGGTATTACCTTCTGTTGCTGATGTACTTACACCAACAGGAGCAGGACAAACAGTATTAATTGATGGTGATGGATCTACTGTCTCTCCACCAACAGCATTAAATGCTACTGCTGATTTGAATTTTGTTGTGACTGATTCTCAGAACATGACTGCACAGATTAGAAATTTTAGTGTTAATCCTCCAGCATATTTTAAAAGTTATTATAGTATTCCTAGAAAATTAAGTAAGGATCATATGCCTGCACATAGGCATTCAGGACCTGATGGAACAGGAGCAGGATATTCACTTGCAAGTCCTGATGCAGGTTATGTTGAAGGATTTCAATGTCCTGTAGTTCAAGCTGCTGTTGAAGGTAATCAAAAAGAAAGAAGACTTGCTGCAGGTGCTGGTGGTGATATTGATAGTGTAAATCCTGGTACCATGTTGGTTACATATTTTGAAGAGGGAGTTACTCTCGTACCTACAATTCAAGCTACAAAAAATAATGTTGCTGTTGTTGGTCAACATATTGGAATGCCTGCATGGACTGGTCCTATTCCTAGAGCATTAAACGGCACATTTCCTAACGAATGTAACTATCGTGAATCTTCTCAGTCAGGTTTCTTTGCAAATAAAAAGAACTGGTATGGTAATCAGACTGCTGATCAGATAAATCAAGCTGCTGGTGTATCTCAAACATATCCAACTACATTAAATCATACTAAAGAGGAGATGACTGGAAATGATTCAATCAATTCACATAACCATTATTCATTTGAAATTGTTATGAATGCTGGTTATGTTAGACCTCCTACAATTGTTCCAGTTGATAACATTCAAGTTCAAAGTAATTTAACTGGAGCTCCAACCAACGTTGGTGTGCAAAATATCCCGTCAGCACTAAATATTAACGTGGATGTTAAAACTCCTGCATTGTCTATGATGTACCTAATTAGAGCATACTAATGAAGTTTTTAACAAGGGAAAGATCAAAATTAGGAACTGGTCCTGGGACTATTATTCAGTGGGCTTTGCCTATTCAAGATCAAGATCCAGATGGTTCTACAAACGTCGTGGATTTACCAGCAGGATATCTTAAATGTGATGGTTCAATCTATACGTCAAGACAATATCCCGAACTAGCACGTATTCTTGGTACAGGTACTGCAAGCATTTATAAAAAAACAGATACAACATTATTAGACGATCAGTTTCAAGTTCCAGACATGGGATCTAAACATATTGAAGCATCTGTTAATTCTAACGTTGGTACATATAGAAATATTCAAAAAATTACTGCTAATTCTACTATCACTAAAGCAGGTGTTGGTGTAGAAATTACATCAAATGTAGGTAATTCAGCAAGCGTTGGATTTAATGGTGTGTTTACCGTACCGTCTCAAACTTTTGCTTTAAATGGTAATGTAGGGTGGACCGTACCAACCAACACAGAAGAAGAACAAGTACAGGCACAGGCATTTGGTCCTCACATGCATTATTCTTCCACTGCTCGTGTTGCTATTAAAGAAGACCCAGGAAGTCCTGCAGGTGCTTACGGAAATACATCTAGACCATATTACGAGAGACCTGCTGACGCAACAACTCCTAATCCAGATTGTAATGCTGTTATGAATTCATATTATCAAAACAGAGACGGGAGTAATGCTACCAGAGGACCAAATAATTGTAATTCAACATGTGGTAATTTCGGTAATCATTGGATAGGTACTTATAGGGGTTATGACTCTGGTTGGCCACCACAAAAAACTCTTGTAACTAAGGATCATAACAGTTGGCCAAATACTATCACAGTTACTATTGGTACTCTAAGACCATATGATCTTACTCCTAAGTCAGGTAATTTTGCATATCCACTTTGTAGAAATACTGAAGAAACAGTGGCATCTCCTCCAGGATCTGAGACTGTAAACTTAACACAACACTCTCATAGAATTGAGAAAGAAATTGGTGATACTAATTTTAATGCTACAACTGAAGTAGAAACTATTAGACCAGATGCACTACAAGCAAGTGTAAATATAAGAACAGATACTGATACAAAGTTTGATGATATTGTATCTCCCTATATCGTTATGGAATTCCTAATTAAGTATTAAAATGCCTGTAAGATTAGAACACAAATATAATCACCATTATAGTGATATGCATGATGATAGTGGAATGCCTATTGGTACTATCATGTGTGTTTTTGTGGATACTAATGGAAATAATCCTGTTGATGTTGCTAATAACTATCCTGGCTGGTTATACTGTGATGGAGCACAACACAGTGTTAATGATTATCCAATGTTATATGATATAATTGGAGATAAGTATGGTGGTACAAATCCCAGCACAGTTACATTATCTGATTGGGGTAATCCTGCTGGTACAGTACAAAATGCTGTATTTAATGTGCCTGATCTTAGAATGAAAAGAGTTGTAGGTCCTGGTGGTGTAGATGGTGTAGGATCTATCACACCTGATGATGCACAGATGAATGTTGGTGATGTTGGTGGTGAATGGTATATTTCAAGAGCTAGACAAAACGAAGAATATGGTGTAGGATCAGTAAGGGTATCAGGTTATAATGAATGTATCGGATTTGTTTCTGGTACACTAGGAGGAACTGCAGAAATCACTATTGGTCCATTACAACCGAGAGTTTTAAATGGTCCACCTCCACATGGTCACACTGTTCTAACTTCAGAAAGAGATCAACGTAACGGTGGTGATAATGGTACTCCTGCTGATGTCGCACAGTCATCAAACATGATTACTAACACTGCACCAATCAGTCAGTTTAATCCTACACAAGGAACACCCGCAGAACATACTCATTACTTAGCAGAATATTCTCCTGTTAGATCAGGAACTGATGAACAATTTTCTTACTGTAAATCAGAACCATATTATTCTACAGCAGATGCAGATGCATATACAAATGCCTATGGTGCTACAAAAGTAAATGATGGTGTTGTAAATGATAGAGGACAAACAGTAACTATGTTTGAATCTCAAGCATTAACTGGTGCAAATGCAGTTACACCTGCTCAGGCAGGTATGACTCTCAACGAGGGGACAATCACAATGACCCCTGGTGAACAACTTAGTGTAACTGCAGGGGTTATCCCACAAACAGCAGTTCCACTCGTGCTTAAATACTTTAGGGTAAAATACTTAATTAAAGCTTGGTAATATTATGGCGATCACAACTCCTGGATCATCGAATTTCAATGAGATGGTCACTCCCATCATTCCTATTAATATGATGGGTGGGAAGGCAGAATATAATGATTTCATTGCTGTTTATAAAAACTTTATGCCCTCTGCGGTATGTAATGATATTGTAAGTTTTTATAATGAATGGAAAGAACAGGCAGTTCAGCAACATATGGAGAAAGATCTTCGTAGTCGTCAACCATTTGATAACTATGAACAGACAATGGCGGGAGTTAATCAGTTTGCTACTGGTGAATTAGGTAGAAGTGATCTCTCTATTATGTTGGAGACTCTTAATACACCATTAACTGCTAGGATAAATCAATACTTGCAATCTGGAGTTAATGATTACTGTGCTCAATTTAATGCACTTAATACCACACCATTAACTTCATGGTCAGTTAAGTTTCAAGAAACTCCTGAGGGTGGTGGATATCATGTTTATCACTACGAACGTGGTTCATGGAGTGAAACTGCTAGAGAACTAGTCTGGATGATATATCTCAACGAAGATTTTGAAGGCGGTGAAACTGAATTTTTATATCAAAAACGTAGAATTGATCCAACTATAGGCACACTAGTCATTTGGCCAGCAGGATTTACTCACACTCATAAAGGCAACTTAGTGCTCTCAGGTACTAAATATGTTGTAACTGGATGGTACTATCAGCAACCTGTATAAAACATGTCTATCACAAATCAAACAGTCTCAATCGCGGCATTGAACAGAACTATCATTCGTGGTGGTTATTCCAGAACTTTTTCTGAAAAAGACTGGACAACTTTTATAACTCCTATTATCTACCCACTATGGGATAGTGATAAGGATCTTTTAATATCATTTAACTATCAAAATGATCCAGTAGAAAAATGGTCATGTGATAAAAAAAAGTATGTTCGTAATCATACTACAGGAGAGTATTTTTGGAAACCATATATTTTTACTGAAGTAGATCTTGATGTAGTACAGAAATTTGTTGCTGATATATCCGAAGCATTTGATGCACAACTATCAACTGAATTTGAGCATCAAAGTATTAGAATGAATCAAGTTCTTGATGAATGTAAAGGTTTATCTCTTACAAGAGTAAAGGCATGGAGAGATTTCTTCTTACATTCTAGTGATTGGACAATGTTAGAAGATGCACCTGTTACTGCTGATGAGAAAGTAGATTGGAAAAAATATAGACAATTATGTCGTGAACTACCAGATCAGTTTGAGTCTGGTACTCAAGTTCTTGCTGAAATTAAAGTTCCTATTGACCCTATTGTTTACAAAAAGAATTATTTACCCTATAATGAGGGAGCAACATATCTTGGTAGTGATGATCAATGGGTAACATTCCCAGGAAAAGATGTCCCAGGTGGTGCAATGGAAGAGACAATGAAGAGATATGTTGATATCGCACTACAACTCTCTAGACCTGCACCGTTGTTCAACGTATCTGATATATCTCATCTTACTGATCCAGTTGAAGTTCTAATCAAACAAATTGAAAGAGAACAAGCACTATTAGAAGAAGCAAAAGCAGCACAAAGTGAATAATGATTCGTCAACATACATGGTTAAGTGAAGTCATTTGTAAAAATATCAATGATCTTTATAATTGTGGTAATTTTATAGATGGTTCAGAGTCTGGTACTGATAACAGACAAGTTAAAAGAAATAGAGAACTAGCAGGAGATGTAGTTGATAAAGCTGCTACATTATTCATGGATGCATTTAATCAAGATCCATGGTTAACTTCTTTTCATATAAAACATTGTACTGCACCAATGTTTAATGAATATGATGCAGTATTAGATGATAATGGAGAGTATAAACTCCATTGTGATAACTCTATTATGAATGGATTACGTAGTGATCTAGTTATACTTACTGCTCTAAACAATCACACAGAATATGAAGGTGGTGATTTAACAATTAAAGTTGGTAATATTGATGTACAACTACGATTAAACGCAGGTCAAAGTGTTGTATTTGACCCTAATTTATGGCACACAGTATCACCAGTTACTAAAGGTAAACGTAGAATGTGTGTTATCTGGGCAGAAACGATGATTCAAGACTCATGGGCAAGAGAAATGTTCTATGATTATCTCGATATATCTGCAAGATGTTTAAATAGTATAGACGAAGATAAATGGTATCAGCAGGGAAATCAAACAGACCCTGCTACATATATTGGATCATTAAGACAAAAAATACTACGTCAGTATGCAACTACACTTAACAAGTAATCATGGAAAATTTTCTAGACCTTAAAGAATTAATTTCACTCTCATCACTGCAATCTTTTGCTAATGATAAGGTAATTTTGTTTTACAATGCATCTAATATTAGAGATTTAGAAGCAAAAGGTGATACCACTAAACTTAATACAGTTTATGATTTCTATAAAAATTTGATGCCTGATGCATTATATACAGAGTTTTTTAATTCATCCTTTGGTGGTATAACTTATTCTGATGAATATACAGCACAAGATTTTGCTGAAGACTATTTCCCACGTCCTGCACTATCTGTTGATTCTGATCACTATGTCTATGCGTGTGTATTTAAAAATGGTGTTATGATTTGGGAAAATACTGATCCTCCGACAAGTTAGAAGGTCTATATTGAGTAACTAAAAAAGAATCTCCTGCTTTATGATAACCATGAAATTGAACAGCAGTAGGTATGCCCTCTAAGTAAGCGGTAAAGTGTCCATGG